ATCCGGGACATGGTTGACCTTCAGGACGAAGTGAACAAGCGCCGTTCCAAGGCGCTGCATCTGTTCACGTCGCGCCAGACCTTCGGCAACCAGAAGTTCAAGGCGAACGCCAACGAGAACAAGAAGCAGCTCGCCAAGCCCGACGGCCATGTGAAGCTGGTCGGCGAGGCGCAGTTCGGGAAAGACTTCGGCATCATCCCGACGAATGACCAAGCGGCAGGCCATTTCGAGCTTCTAGCGCAGGCTACGGCGGCTTTCGAGACTGTCGGCCCCAATGCGGCCATGCAGGGAAAGAAGGACGCCACGGAAAGCGGGCGGGCTATTCTCGCGCAGCAGCAGGGCGGCGCGATCCAGATGGGCACGCTTAGCGACGCCCTCCGGCAGATGGATTTCGCGGCGTATCGCAAGATTTGGAACCGCATTCGCCAATATTGGGATGCGCCCATGTGGGTGCGCGTGACGGACGACGAACAGAACGTCCGTTTCGTCGGTATCAATGGCGCTGTCACGGTAGACCCTCAGACTGGCCAGCAGATGCAAGGCCCGCCGATTGCGCAGCTTGACGTAGACATCATCATTGATGATGCGCCCGTTGCCGGCGCGATGCTTGACGAGCAGTTCAACATGCTCGTGAACCTGAAGAACATGGACGCGAGCGGTGAAATCCCGTTCAAGTCGATTATTCAGGCAGCACCGAACCTGCGGAACAAGCAGCAGATCCTCCGGGGTATCGAGGAGCGCGAACAGGCGCCCCCGAACCCGTTGGCTGTGGCTGGGGCAGAGGCCGAGGTCGCCGACAAGCAGGCGAGCGCCGCACAGAAGCAGAGCGCCGCTGTCAAGAACATCGCGGATGCCGAGCGCACACGCGCCAGCATCCCATTGGATTACGCCGCGCAGCTTGCGCAACCGCCGCAGGAACAGCGCGCGTACTGAGATCGAGCCGCCATCGTCAAGGGCGCACGGGGTCAGCCTCCGTCATGAGCTGAAGCGGTGATGCCGACCGTCTAACGGGCAAACGCCGACGCCGGGTGCTGCCGGGCGAACGTTAATCTCACGGAAGAGATCACCCACATGACCGAAAGTCTGGACGCCATCATGGCGGGCCGGGACGCGAACGCGTCTGTCTCGGAGCCTGCCGCCACCACGGAAACCGTGCGTGACGAACAGGGGCGGTTCGCCGCCAAGACCGAGGAACAGCAGGCGCCCGCAGAGCCGGCGCAGGAAGCCCCCAAGGCACAGGAGCCGCCCAAGGCGGTAGAGCCTGAGAAGCCGGCGGGGATGGTGCCGCAGCAGGCGTTGCATGCTGAACGACAGCGCGCCCGCGCTCTCGAACAGCAGATGAACGAGCTTAGGCAGATGGTGGAGCGGCTTCAGCCGAAGCCCGCCAATCCAGAGCCCTCGGACCCTCTCGCTCAGTTCGTGGCGGACCCGAATTCCTTCCTTCAGCAGCAGGTTGCCCCGCTCACGCAGCAGACGGCCGAAGTCCGCGAAATGGTCATGGAGATGTACGCACTCCAGAACCACGGCGCGGAAAAGGTCCAGGCGGCGAAGCAGGCGGCCGAAGAGCTGCGAGACGCGGGCGACCCCTACTTGCCGGTCCTGATTGGCCGGCTGAGGAGCGCGGCCAACCCGTTTGACGAATTGGTCAAGTGGAACACCGAACGCTCGGTGCTCACCAAGATGGGCAGCGATCCCGAAGCGTACATCAACGCCGAAGTGGAGCGACGCCTTGCCGAGCGCGCCCAACAGCAACCCGCAGCGGCGCAGCCCTCCCAAATCCCCCCGTCTCTCGCTGGCGCCCGCTCTGCGGCCCCGCGTCAGAGCGGAGCTGTGTACGAGGGGCCGCGCCCGCTTTCCGAAATCATGAAACGATGAGGTGAGCGGCTATGGCCGAAACTCGCGTTACGTCGGCTCTGTCTCCCACGATCTGGGACGATCAGTTCTCGACGGAATTCTTCCAGACCAACCCGTTTGCGGCTTATGCCGGCACGGGCACGAACAACCCGATTGTGATGAAGGAAGACTTCGCTTCTCAGCGGGGCAACGGCATCACTTTCGAGTTCATCACCAACCTGAAGCGGGGCACGATCTATGATCGCCAGCCGCTTCGTGGTCATGAAGACCAGCTCGGCGAATATGGGGACCGCATCTTCTGGCGCATGCGCAAGAAGGGCATTTCCATGCACGAGTTGGATGCCGATCTTGCGGCTATCGACCTTCGGCGAGCCGCGCGCGGCAATCTGAAGACGTGGTCAATGGAAGACGTGAAGTGGGAAACCATCGACCGTCTTGGCGACGTGGGTTCCAACTGCGACGTGCCTTTCGCGACCGCCACGGATGCAGAGAAGAACGCCTGGGTGACGGCGAACGCTGATCGCGTTCTGTTCGGCAACTCGACAGCGAACTATTCCACCACCTTCGCGACCGCCGCCGGCAACGTCGACACCACGAACGACATTCTGACCCGCGACAACCTGTCGATCCTGAAGACCGTGGCGCTTCAGGCGTCGCCGCGCATCACCCCGATTGAAGTCGAAGCCCGCTCCAATCGTCGGTACTTCGTCGCCTTCGCCCATCCGTTCGTGTTCCGCTCGTTCCGCAAGGACACGGAAGACCTGCGCAAGGGCGTGAGCATCATCGAGCGCAACGAATCCATCTTCATGGGCGGCGATCTGGAATATGACGGGGTTGTCCTCCACGAGGTGGATGACATGCCGATCTATACCGGCATCGGTGCTTCCAGCGCCAATATCTCGCCTGTCTATCTGCTGGGCCAGGAAGCGCTGGGTTGGGCCATCAAGTCCCGCTACGCCTCCCGTGAGCAGAAGGACGACTACGGGCAGGTCGAAGGGCTCGGCATGATCGGAAAGTGGGGCATGAAGAAGCTCTGCTATTCCGGCAACTTCACCAACGACGCGCAGGACGCGACGGTTCTGGGCAAGCAGCGCGGTGTTGTCACCGGCTTCTTCGCGGCTCCGGGCGTCTGAGGAGGAATGAACCATGGGTGACTATTTTACCAACCCTGTTCGCCATCCCGAAGATGTCGGCGTTGGGCATATCCGACGCACCATCAGCTTCAACACCTCTGGTGTCGGCACTGGCAACGGTATCGCCATCGGCGCGCTTGAGGCTGGCGCCATCCCGATCCGCGCCTATGCCGTGATCCAGACGGCGTTCAACGCGGCTTCCACCAACGTGCTCATTCTGGGCACCACGGACGATCACGACGGGTTTGTCACGTCCTCGAACGCTGCCGCCGGCACCCCCGGCCTGAAGGCGGGCACGGGCGCCATTCCCGGCACCCCGCTCGCGGCAAACCGCGTCGTCTATGCCAAGTACACCCAGACCGGCACCGCCGCGACGGCTGGCAAGGCGACGCTGGTGGTGGAGTTCCTGAACAAGCGCGAGAACGAAGGCACTGCGTTCCCGAACAACTGAGCATGAGGGCGGGCTACGGCCCGCCTTCCCCTCTCTCAGGACACCAACAATGAGCCATGTCGTTTACTCCCCTGCGGAAGGGGATAATCGTGAAGTCACGGTCTTTGGCCTGACCTTCATGGCGGGCAAGCCCGTGAAGGTCCCTGCCGATGTGTTCGCCCGCCTGTCGGTCAATCCGACATTCAAGGTCGCAGATAGCGCCGAGGAAAAAGCGGAGCCGGCCAAGGTGGATGGCCGCAGCAAGGCCGCTCGTGCGCTGCGCGAGGAAGAGGCCAAGGCCCGCGCCGCTGCCCACGCGGCAGAGGTTGAAGCCGCCAAATCCGCCGATAAGGACGATTGAGCATGGCGACCCGCGCCGAACTGATCCGCCGCACGCTTGACAAGCTTGTAGTCGCCGGCGTTGGCGAGGTCGCGTCCGCTGACGACATTGCAGCTGTAAGCGGCTATGTCGACGACGCTTTGACCTATCTGGCGGCGCGCGGAGTGTTTTTCGCGGGGGACGTTGACAACCTGTCGGACGCCGGCATGAACCATCTGGCGGAAATCTGCCGGAACTTCGCAGCAGCAGCCTACAGCCAGGCCTACAGCGAAGATGCTGTCATCACGGCTGAGAATCATTTGCGCGAGTTGTCTCCCGGCGATGGCGCCGGTACTGAGACGATCAAGGCGCTGTATTACTGATGCCCGACATCATTTTCCCCGTGTCCAGCGCGCCCGGCCGGCGCCCTCTGGAAGGCCAGGGGCGTTTGCTCAATTGCCTGACTGAGGCGCTTCAGGAAGGCGGGCAATCCAGCTATTCCCGCCGGCCGGCGCCGGGGCTGCGCATCTGCGTTGACACGACGGAAGACGGTGTTTGCCGGGGCGGAATTGTGGTGCAGGGTGTGCTGCTCCTGTGCATCAATGACCGCTGCATAAAGATTGAGCAGTCTGGTTCGACGTACACCGCGACGGATCTAGGCGAGCTTCCGGGTGAAGGCCCAGTTTTCTTCGCCGCGAACAACGCTTCCCCACCTCCCGACATCGTGGCGACCACGAGTGTGGGCGCGTACAACATCTTCACGGACAGCGCGCCGACGAGCTTTGTTGACGCCGACCTGCCGCAGCCAAATTCCGTCACCTTCCTTGACGGCTATTTCCTGTTCTCCATCGCAGACGGGCGCCTGTTCGCCTCCGGGCTGAACGATGTGACGATCAACCCTCTCGACTTCACGACCGCTCAGGCGCGTCCTGGGGGCATCTATCGGGCCATTGCCTTCGGTCAGCAGCTTTACGCCTTTGGCCCTTCCTCGATTGAGGTGTACGCGAACACGGCCAATGCGGAGGGCTTTCCGTTCTCCCGCGTGTCCGTGATCCCTGTGGGGCTCCTCTCCGCTGGCGCTATCGCCGGC